TTGTACAGGAGTGTCAAATCTAGTCTGTTCTTTGAATGATTTCCAGTCGGTAGGTTGTTGGGTAACGTGATGTCTCCTATGCTCTACATCAGCAATAGTTCCGTCAACGTCAAAAATTATAGTTTGTTTTTTCATTATATACATAGTATAACAAAAAATAGAGCCCGTTGTCAAGTTTTTTTACCACCTAAATACTAGTGTAAGAATAAATCTTACGACATACACACACAGGAGAACAATATGTCAAATCAAGGAAAATCAGGTTTTGAAATCAGAGCCGAATTACTATCCCTATCAGAAGGTCTTTTGACCAGTAACTACCAAAGAGAAGTTGATGCTATCTATGCACACAATGACTCATTCCCTAATGATAAGAAACCCTTACCATTAAGAGAAATAACTGGTGAAGAAGTTATTAGAACTGCAAGACAACTCAACGAGTTTGTAACAGAGAAGTAAACCTTTGTGGGTGGAAACACCCACATATTATAAATAGTATAAGAAAGAGAAAATTATGAAAGAATTTGGAAAACAAGTAGATGTCTTACAAGGGCCATGGGAAGCACAAACATTTCCCAATGGAGAAGAGACAACAGTTGGTGTTATATCTAGAAAGACTGTAACACTATATGAACAAGATGGTTACTTATGTGAAAACACAGTAACAAGAGAGTATCGTGCAAATGACTATTTCGATACATCCTCCACTAAACGGATAGCAAAAATAAATGGTTGATATAAATAAATCACTCCTTAACAAGAATAACTTTCGTCTTCTAATAGACAAAGTTCCAACTGTAGAGTACTTTGTGCAGTCTGTTAATATACCAGGCCTGCAGTTTACGGAAGTTAACCAACCATTTGGTATTGGAGTTGATGCATTTTTCCCAGGCGACAAGGTGACATTTGATGCACTTTCTGTTACCTTTTTAGTAGATGAAGACTTAGAGAACTTCAAAGAGATGTATGATTGGATGCAAGCAATTGTTCCAGTTAGTTCGTCTTCAGATTTTCAGTCGTTTGTTGATTCTCAGAAAACAACTACTAATGAACTATCCAATATAAACAATGATTTAAATCAGTACTCACAAATTACATTGATTACTAACACTAATAAGAATCTACCTAATAAATTTTTTAGATTCTATGACTGTTTCCCTATATCACTTGGTGGACTAGAACTTCAATCGGGTGCAGATGCCGAAACAGTTACTTGCACTGTAGAGTTTCGTTTTACATATTACGATATAAAAACTACTAGTTAAAACCCTATAAATATGTTATACTAGTAGTATATACTAGTAGGTGAATCGTTATGAATTTAGAACAAATCAAAGAACAATGGAACAATGACTGTGAGATAGATGATATCGAACTGGATAAAGCTTCATTAGTAGTTCCAAAACTCCATGCAAAATACCAAGACTTACTAACCAGTAAGATTCTTCTATCCAAGCAATACGAATTCAAATACAACGAACTACTTAGAGATAAGTGGTTGTGGTATACAGGTAAAATGGATGAGGATAGAAGGAAAGAATTGGGTTGGGATGTCGACCCCCTAAACGGAGTAAGTGTGATGAAAGCAGATATGCACTACTTCTTTAATGCAGATAAAGAATTATCTGAAATGAAAGCAAGACAAGAACTATTAAAAGTAACAATAGACTATCTCAAAGAGTGTATGACTAACATCACTTGGAGACACCAAACAATCCGTAATACGATTGATTGGAGAAAATTTATGAGTGGACAATAATATGATATTACAAAACTACCTATGGACTGCACAAAGTTTCTTTACACCCGAAGAGGTTGCAAGAATTCATAAAGCTGCAGATAAACTACCTTTAAGGAATTCTATGATTGGACAAAAAAACCAAGATGCAGATTCCGACACTGGTGTTATTACAGAAGGCAATGTAGACGAGGATATACGACAGGGTGGTAATAAGTGGTTTGTCAATGAAGAGGGACACATGCCTGAAGATATCGTAGAGAAAATAAGAGTTGCATTAAACATTGCATGTGATGAATGTGAATGGCATCACACAATAGAATACCAAGAAAACCCACAATACACTATCTATGATGCACAACCTGAAAAAAAGAAGGGTGATTTTTACACATGGCATACAGATGCAGGGCCACTGCTATATGATAATGGTATGCATAGAAAACTATCTATGACTATTCAGTTGTCCGACTCAGATGATTACGAAGGTGGTCATTTCCAGTGGTTAGAACCTCAGAGAAAATTTGATAGATTAACAGACGACCTAAAAATAGACCTTACCGATTCAGTTAGAACTATACCCCATTCTGCAAAACAAATAGGCAGTGTTGTGGTCTTCCCATCCTTTGTATACCATCAAGTGACACCTGTTACTAAGGGTACAAGAAAATCACTAGTGGTGTGGTTTGTTGGAAAACCATATGTCTAAACCAACCGTCACCGTCTCTAAAGTAGATGAGTGTTTCCTAACAGTTAATTGTGATGATGGTCTTGCAAGAGACCTATACGATTTCTTTTCATTTAAAGTTCCGAACGCAAAGTTCATGCCGTCCTACAAAAACAAATGGTGGGATGGTAAGGTGTATCTATTTTCTATGAAGACTAGAAAGATTTACATAGGATTACTTCCATACATCGATGAGTTCTGTAGAGAACGTGGATTTGAGTTTGAAGGTGTTCATGAGGTTCTAGGACATAAACATAAAAAGGACATAACCAAGAATGGTGAACTGAAGAGTTGGGGATTACCATTCCAACCTAGAGACTACCAATTGGATGCGTTTAACACTGCTATACAGTACGGCAGACAGTTGTTATTATCACCCACTGCAAGTGGTAAGTCTCTCATCATATACATGTTAGCGAGGTACTACGACACCAAGACAGTCATCATTGTACCTACTACGTCACTGGTCGAACAGATGACTAAAGATTTCCAAGACTATGGTTATAAAGAACCTATCTGTAAAATCTATAGTGGTCAAGAAGTATTCGATGCGCCTATAACTGTTACCACATGGCAATCATTCGCAAAAGCTCCCAAGGAGGTGTTAGAGTCTTTTGATGTTGTTGTTGGTGACGAGGCGCACTTGTTCAAAGCAAATGTTTTGAAAGGTATTTTAGAGAAGATGAAAAAAACTGCAATCCGTATAGGATGCACAGGAACATTAGACGGAACAGAGGTACATAGACTTCAACTCGAAGGACTGTTCGGGCCTCTCAAAAAGGTTATCAGTACTGCACAACTTATAGAAGATGGTACGATTGCAAGTCTAAACATTGATGTGCTTGTATTGAAACATCAGAAAAGGAAGTTTGAGAACTACCAAGAAGAGATGGACTACCTTGTATCCAGTGATAGTAGGAATGAATTTATTTGTAATCTTGTGTATAGTCTAAAAGGAAATACACTTGTTCTATTCCAATATGTTGAGAAACATGGTGCAATACTGCATACTAAAATGTCCAAACGATTAGATGATAAACTACACTATGTGTATGGTGGTACAGATGTGACGGATAGAGAAGAGGTGAGAACGCTTGTAGAACAAGCCAGTGATAATGTCATCCTTGCATCTTACGGAACATTCTCTACAGGGGTCAACATTAAGAAGATTGATAATGTTGTATTTGCATCCCCATCAAAATCAAGAATCAGAAACCTACAGTCTATTGGTAGAGGTCTTCGTAAGACAGAAGACAAGACAGAAATGAGACTGTTCGATATCGCAGATGATATCGGTGGTAACAACTATACTTTAAGTCACTTAAAAGAACGTATAAATATCTATAACGAGGAAGGATTCCCATATGATATCAAACAGTTCAATTTAAAGTGAAATACGAAATAATCAGATTAAAAAACGGCGACGAAATAGTAGGAATGGTTAACGAAGTGGAGGACACTTTAGAAATCACACTACCTATGACATGTCATCTATCAAAGGTATCCAACACGGAAACCCTTGCAACATTCATTCCATATTCTCCACTAAGTTCAGATTCAATGCTGTTCATAAACATAGATAATGTTTTACATGTAAGTGAAATGAACGCACAGTTCATTCCCTTTTACGATGAAGCAAGTGCAAGATGGTTAACTATGGTAGAGGAGGGTAACATACCTTTATCAAATAAAATAACAATTGACCCAAAAGAATATCTACACAAAGCATTAGACTCTATATTAGATGGTTCTGAAAACAACTATGAAATAGATGAAGAAGATATAAGGTTGTTCGAAAAAGCAGTCAGAGATGATGAGTTCATGGGTTCTTTCGATACACCTATCGACCCTAAGAAAATTCATTAGGTTTTTAGTTTGTCTAAATAAGTGCGTATCCTCGGACTTATAACTGATTATACGTTTTATTTATATAACTTTACGGAAAAATCCATGACCACAGCAACTTATTTTGCAAAGAGCATGGTACGAAAAGCTAGAGAAGTTAACAATGCAAGTCGAAAGACTAAAAGAAGTGTTGCTGACGCTATCGAATTTCTAGTGCTTATGACTCTTCCTTTCTTTTTACCTTTTGGCATAATGTTTTTAACAGCATTATAATGTCTAAAGAAAAGATAACACAACTTAAAAACGGAATAGAGACTTTTTGTCTCTGTTCTATTTTTGCATTCTCAATTTGGGGGTTACTACCAGCATGACATATGTACCATGGTTTCAAAAACCTGAAAACGAAAGAACTGCTTTACAGATTGTAAACTTATCTCC